GCTCCGGGTACGCTCTCTCCCAAGTGGAAGAGTGTACACTTCATTACGACAGGCGTCAGAAGACGAATGTCGTACCTCCCTCCCTATCACCTTACGTGACGGGAGTCCACAACTTGTATCTGACGCAGATACCAAGCTGTTTAACACTCCGAAAGGCGGGTACCCGGCTTTCAGAGCAAGTCAAACCTTTCCTAAGAGAGGATGGCTTCTTTAACCTCTCCCTCGATTCAGGGGGAGAAGGTGTTTCCACCATAATTGAGGATAGCCTCTATTATGATGCCTCCGCAGAGTCGGTGAATTCCGACGAATGCAGTGACGTCCCTGAGCCTCAACTGAGGCCCAGCGGGCGCATCTACGAGGACCCCTTTAGGGTTCTCGCAGGTTGGGCCTTCGCATCTCAGTATTTACCTGAGAAGCCGAAGATTAACGTCTGGCCCGGTGGCTGCCACCGGCTGCAAGACAAGATCAGCCCCCGCCTATGCGGGAGTGATCGTAAGAACGCTACTTGGTTTACCAAGATAGCTGATCATGATGAAAAGATGTACTTACTTTTCAATCATACGCACTGGGGTCACAAGATCCAGAGTGCGAGGAAGTCTAAGGCTTCCAGTTCGGAAAATCCTCTCAGGAATTTCGCGAACACTCTCTTTAGGAGGATAAGTTTCTTCCTAAGAGGAAAGCCCGATCCTCTATGGACAGAGGATGAGCTTAAAGCTGCGGCCGACTATACAGTAGACCGCAACAAGACCTACAGAGCCCAAAGGCTCTTGGAGGTCCTTAAGACCGTTGACGGACTATTCAGCCAACGGTACCTCTCATATCCAGAAGAAGTCTGGACATGGGAGAAATACGATCTGTTCGTGCTTCAAGCACTACAGATACTCCTCACCGACGAATTCTTCGACGGTGAGGTCACAGACCAGGCATTAGATGACCAGGTCACGCATTACGAGATGCTTAAAGCAGCTCGTAAGAAGTTCAAACATGTGATACACATGGATGAACCGCAGGAGGGTATTTCCTGCATGCTGGACCAGCCTCGCTGGATCCAAGCATTCTTACTCCCTGTTTGGAACAGGGCAGTAAGACATGAGGGGTACTCAAGGCTTTACCTTGCAGGCACCCTGTCCCAGACGCGTGGATCTGGGACCCCGCCCCCTTTGGTCGTCTTACGATCCAAGAGGAAGTTTCTACTGTCTGTGGACTCAGTTCCACCTACAGTAACAGATGACGAGTCTGGATTAATCCAGGCCGCCATGGATGATGTGATGCAGGAATTGCCTGATCACATCTTTACAGGACTTGACACAAAAGCTCGTGTCACAGTCACTGGCTCTGCGTGTTGGGAAGCCAACAGGAGAGCGGGCGGTACAGCCCAAGCCATACTTGACCTAATGTCAAAGTACGAGCAAATGCCTGTTCCAGTCAGAGATCTGGACACAGGTAAGATAGTCAACTTCACCAACAAGGATGACTTTGACTCAATAGGTACTGCGATATTCTTCGCATGCCTAGACGAGGTCCTACACACTAGGGTGGAGGAACTTCGAGAGGTTCATCTGACCGTAGTCAGAGAACCCAGCAAGGCCCGCGTAGTGACGAAGGGCCGTGCTTGCTTAAAGATCGTATTAGATACGGTCTCTAAGATATGCTCGTACCCCTTAAAGAAGGGGTTCTCGAGCTCAGCATCCGGGATGGGGAAATCCCACCACGGATGGAATCTCTTCAAGGACTTTTCCTCAGAAGAGATGTATGATCTCCTCTTCCGTGAAGACAGAAGCAGGAGAGTTGAAGATGCTTTCAATGATCACATTGATCGCACCATGTATTGGGAAGACTTGTTCTTCTCCAGTACTGATTACCAAGAGGCCACAGACCGAATGGTACACGCATTTGCCCGCCCAGTGGCGGAGAAATGGATGCGTAAATGTGGGATTCCCCCACTTTTACGCGGAATCGTTCACGGGGTCTGTTTCAGACCTCGTAAAGTCTACTTTACGGGCACAGGCCCGTTAAGCAGAGTCGGTCGCCCCGAGGAAGGGCCCGACTTGAGAAGCGTAACCCTGTACAGGGGCGTTCTCATGGGGGATCCACTCACCAAAGTGATCCTCCACTTCTCGAATATATTAACGAGAAGGATCGGCGAGGGCATAGCCACCGGCGATCTATTTCGACTTTTCCGCAATTCAGCGGAACTTGTCGAAGCGTACACTCTCGGTGTAAGAGGTACGCAAACCCCTATCCCTGACTAGGTCAGGGTTTAGGGTGGTATGCTACACATGTCAAATGGACACATGTAGTACCCGTAACAGGGCTCCTATTGGAGCGACC